GCCGTTGCCAACCGTACGGATTTCGGGATCAGCCGTGAGGTTACCCACCACAGTGATAATCGTTTCGCCTGCCATCACTCGGCCTCCTTCACGTCGGCTTCTGTATCCTCCGGCATGTCCGCTTCCATGACTTCGGCGGTCACGTCATCGGCTTCGTCGGCGCTATCGTCATCGAGCACCGGTTGGAACACGTCACCGTAGTCAGGCGTGATGTCATCGGCGGCGACGGCGGTCTGCGCCTGCACGGTCAAAGGCAGGTACGGGGCGGCACGACGGATGGCGGTCTTCTTCGCCATGGCCTCGTAATCGGTCTTCCACGGGCCGAAATTGCCGCTCTTGCTGCGTGCCCTCGCCTGCTCGATCTCCTGACGGTTAAGGACGAGGAAATAGTGTCCGCCGTCCTTGAAATGCGCGACCATGTACACGTGGGTCAGTTCGCCGGGGTTGGCGCATGGCACGTGGTGCAACTCCTCGTTCAGACCGTACGAGTATGAGAATTCGTCTCCCTGGTGTACGGCTCGGGCGCTGATGTCCACGAGCTGGCCGCTACGTCGCGCCAAGTCGATCATGCCGCGATAGCCCATGATGAACGTGGCTTCCATTCCGCCGGATTTCTTGTTGTAGAAGGGAAGCACGTAGGCTCGTCCCAATCCGTCCACGTTGGACGGTTCCAATCCGAGCGCGCTGCAGGTCATGAAGCATGAGAGCACGCTTTGCGGCGAGCATTCCGCGAGTTTCGGTGTCTTGTTGATCGCGGACACGCACATCTGGTAGAGGCGGTCGGGGCTGATGTTGTTGCCGACGACGCTGGCGATACGCGGCCAGCTTTTCCGCATCAGCATCTGGAGGTTCTTCTTCGGCGTCATTTCGACCATCTGCCGGCCTTGCGCCTGCTGTGCGATCTGTCCCATGATTATTGCTCCTTTTCTTCGGTTTCTTCGATGGATTTGAATGCGAATTTTCGGTATGTGGTGGCTTTGACGACGTATTCCTTGCGGGTCGTCGGCTTGTAGGTGGCTTGGAGGTTGCCGCAGCGCACGCCCGTATGCGAGCCGATGCGCAGGATGATCTGCTCCTGCAATTCCTTCTGAGTGGTCTTCATGTCATGAAGCATTCCGGTGGCGCTCTCGTATCTTGCGAGCAGGTCGTACAGGTCGTCATCGGCGCTTTCGTCCACGATGTCCGGCGTTGGTTCCGGCCACGCCTTCTGCACGTCGCCGGCGGTCAATTGCGGTGGAGTGCCGGTGGTGACGAAATGCCAGAAGTCGGCTGCGGCCTTGTCGATCGCGGCCATGTCCTCCACGTCGGCCTTGAACGGTATTTCTACCGGCTCGTCGTCTCCGATGGCCGCGTACACGTAGCCCCACGTCCATCCTGTGACGAGCGCGTAGAACTCGACTTGAGCCAAGTAGTATGGCGGGATTCGGAGGTTGCCATCCTCGTCATGCCAGTCCCCCGCTCGACGATTACCCGCCGTCTTGATCTCAAGGATTCCGAAACTCCCGTCCTCACCTTGCAGGATGCCGTCAAGCGAAGCGCGAAGATACGGCTTCCCTCGGCTGATGAATTGCTTGTCGGTTCCGTCCGTGACGAGCATTTCTGGATGCTGCGCGCGGAATCGCTTCCTTAATTCGTTTTCCAGGGCATTGCCCTTGACGATTGCCCACTTGTCGGAGATGTCCTCCGGCTCCACGCGGCCGGTCTTCTCAAGCCACAGCTCATATGGTGTCTTGAAGGAATTCAGGCCGAGGATCGTGCTCATGTCCGAGCCGCCCACACCCGCCTTGCGGCTTTTCAGCCAGGCAAGATGCCGTTCGGCCTGCTTGCCCTGCTTGAAACGCTCGATCTGATAGCGTTCCGTGTCCTTGAGGGGAATACGCTTCATTTCTTCTCCACTTTCACTTCCTGAATTTCGGCATCGAAGTAATTGACAATCAGATTTGCGATGTCCATCGCGGACATTTTGAGTCGGGTGATTTCTTCCTTGTTCTCGGCCTTGACGGTGAAAACGCCGTCCTTACTATCGAAATTGAGCTTCATTTTGCGTCCTTGCTGTAGTTGGCTTTCAGGTCCATCAATTCGCCGTTGAGGAGTTTTGTGGCGAATCCGTAGACCACTTTGTCGTTGGATTGGAACGCGGTTCGTTGCAATGCGCTGATGGCGTCGAAAATGCCGGTCAATGCGTTGGAGATGATGGTACGTGGGTTCTCGCACTCTTTTTCTAGTACTGTCTCCTTGTTGGCGGTGATTCCCTGGCTCATTGGTTCCTCCTTGTTGGCGGCTGGTTTCGATGTGGTGGTCATGGTTTCTTTCTTCTTTCCGCTTGTGGTTGTTTTCTGTGCTTTGCTGCGTGGCGAGTGCTTGTCGAAGGCCGGCAATAGTCCTTCCTTGCGGAGTTGACTGAGAATGTTGCCGACTGTTTTCTGGCTCATGCCTAGCGCTTCGGCTGTTTCCTTGCCGTCGAACGGCTGGCCTTGGTCGATGCGGTTTTTGCAGTGCGCGAGGATGCAGTCTCGTTTCGACGGTTTCTCCGGCAGGCCCTGCGTGAGGAGTCCGGCCTTGCGCAACGCCCGCATTTCGTCGAGTTCGAGACCGGCTTCGCCCGATTCGTCGTAGATTTTTCTCAGTTCGGCGAGTTCCTCGAACGTGTATTCGTGTTTCAACGTGTTCCTTTCCTGAGTTTTTCGATCAATCGCCTGTTTTTACGGATGAACTTGTCCACGTCGATTCCCTGCTGTGTGAGGGTCGGCTTGCCGGTATCGACGCGTGCTTTCCCATCGCTTTTGACGTTTGGACTGCTTTGGACCCGTGTCACTGGAATGAACGTGCCGTTTTTCATCTGGCCACCGTCCTCGTGTACTGGTGTGCTGTGGCCCAACGCTCGGCCACGTCACGCTCGTAAAGCACCGGGCGCCTGTCCTGCTTGCCAGCTGGTGGTTCAGGGCCGAGCTTCAGGTACTTCGGCCCCCTGCCATTGCTCCGCCAATTGGCGATGGTTCGTGGGCTCAAGCCGATCATGGCCGCGAACTCCTCCGGCGTGAGCAGATCGGTCATGACCTGCCATCCCGAATGTCGCCCATCGGGTCGATGTGGAGGCCGGTGAGCATTTCCACGGTGTCACTGCCGCCGCCGCGTTCGATATGCCTTTTGAGCGCAATGTCGATGGCCTGACATGCGATTCGTGCGGCAAGCGCGGTGAGTTCGCCGAGTCCGTCGCCGGGCAGTTCGACGCTGTACGCCTGGTCTTCGGATGCGCCTAGCGGCATGATGAATGTGCCGATGGTCGAGCGGGTGTCGTTCTCATTTTCGATGCATTCGGCCGAGAGCGTGAATCTCAGCGTCCTGCTTTTCTTGCTGCTCATTGCTGTTTCCTTTGCTTTGTTGACGTTGTGGTGCCCCACCATGACGAGTGGATGGGGCTGAGTGGCTGGCATCGGAGTCGAACCGATGCCGTCCGTGGATTCCTGAGCGCCCCTTTGACTGTTGGAACACAGACCTGAACGTGTTCGCGGTCGGTGGCGTGGCCGACGGTGATTGAAGCCGTCAGGCGGACTTGAAAGGGTCTGCAAACACCGGAATGCCTGCGTTTCTTGATAGAGAGAAGAAGATTTGGAATCCGTGGACGGGCGAACCGTCGCCCAGCCGAATGCGCCGACAGTGTATGTGAAAGCAAGATGTGGTCGGCGCGTGGATAATAATCGATATTCAGTTATATGTGTTCCTCGCCAGCCGACAATGGTGAACGTGGATGTCCGCGAAAAACATCCCAGATTTGGTTTGTTTCGTTGGACTGTCGGCTGGTGGGAAGTCTTAGTTGCGTGGGGCGAACCGCACGGTCAGCCACAGGCCGGTCAAAATGTAGATGACGCTCACAAGGACGGTGGCCGTCTGCGAGTCGGCTGTACGCCACGTGAAGAGGAGTGTTGCCGATGCGGTGCATGCGATGACGGCGAGCAAGGTCTTGATGCGTCGGAGCGTGTAGTTCGGCTTCGTGTTCTCCGCCTGTTCGCCGTCACGGTGGTGGTCATGGTTGGTCATTTGTCTGCCTCCATTTCCTTGAGGATTCGATTGCATTCGCGTCTGACGCGTTGCACCTCGGTCTTGGTGAAGTTGAAGTAGTATTGGCCGGTCGATGTGCAGAAGCTCATTCGGGCCATCGGCCTGCCGTCTACGCTGTTGAAGGCTTCTAGGCTGAATCCGCCGTCGTCCATCCAGCTCATCGCGTGTCTCCCGCATTGTCGTTGAGTTCGAGCAGGTCGAGTTGTTCACGGCATTTCGCTTCGAGTTGCGTCCGCCTGGTCTCGTCGGCCTCCTCGCTGAGCTGGGTGAGCAGGTCGCGCAGATTCTGGAGGATCTGATCTCGTTGTTCCAGGAATGTCATCTTGTTGCTCCGATCTTGTTGGAGAGGTTGTAGGCGATGTCCTCGATTTCCGCCGACGTGAAGTCCGCGAGGGTGATGTCTTGGATGCCGTCCACGAGACTGGCGCTCCCGTCCTCGTGAAGGCGGATGTAGAAGCCGCTTGACGCGAGCAGCAGGCATCCGGGTTCGTGGAGAGTCGGCGGTTTCGGCGGGTTCAACAGTTGCTGGCTCATGTTCGGTTTCCTTAGACCTTGAATTGTTTGATGCTGTCGATCGGCTGGATGAGGAGCATGGCGAGGGTTTCCGATTCCATGTCGAGCATGGATGCCGCTTTTTCGATTTCGTCCGTCGAGAGTGGTGTGTGGCCTTTGAGCCTGTTGTTTACTGCTCTGATTTCGAGGCCCCATGCTTTTGCTAGGTCTTTCGGCGTCTTGTCGTGTCTTGCGAGTTCCGCTTTAAGGTTTCTGCTGGCTGTTTCCGTCAGACCGGCCATTCATCCTCCTCGACTCCCTGTTTGGTGAGGCAGGCTCTCCAGTCGTGCCAGCCGGGGCCGTGCATGTGGCCGCACGGGTAGTGGTCGGGGGTCTTGGTCTTCTTGGTGCTCAACATCTCGTTTTTCCTTTCGACGTTTTTAATATACGTAATTACGAAGTTTCTTGTATTCGTAATTACGTAGTCTTCACGATTTATGCACATATGACTACGCAATTAGCTATAATTTGAAGCATGGGAAGAAAAGCACAGGAGGTCACGCATTTCGCCAAGCAGGTCATGGACGAATGCGTCAGGCTCCAGAAGCAAAGCGGCATGACCATCAAGGAATTCGCCAAGGCCTGCGGATTCGGCGAGGTTTATTGGTACACGAGGGCAAACTACAGCCTCCCGCTCAATCTGAGTGACCTGGAACGCATCAGCGAAGTGACCGGCGTATCCATCGGAGACATCGTTATGGACTCCAAACGCCATGCCGTCGAAGCCGCCGAGAGGAAAGCGCAGGCAGGCGGTTTTGGTCTTGCCGCCTATGACGCCGCTGGCAAGCAGGAGGCCATCAATGGAGAGGCTGGGCCGGATTACGACGAGCCTGCCTGACCTGCCGATCGACCGGCGCATGACATACGGCGCCATGCGCCGCGCCATCATCGGACTGCCCGTAACCGTATCCAGCGCCATCCTGCCGAACGGACTATGGGGCTGCTACGACGCATCCAACAGCGTGATACTCATTGACAGGCGCCTTACCTACACGGCGAAAAGATGCGTGCTCACGCATGAGCTGCTGCACTGGAAGCATGGTGACGATGGTTGTGCGAACGATCGTTCGAAGCAGGAACGCCGCTGCCGCACGCAGACAGCGCTCCTATTGGTCAATCCCGCCGAACTCGCACTACTCGAACGCATGTACGAGTACGAATCGCAGATCGCGGACGAACTCGACATAACGACACAAGTCCTCGAAGACTACCGGAGCACGCTCGCATCGGCGTAGAATCGGCTGCATCCCCCGTTCGACGTAAAGAGAGAAGAAACCAATGAGAATCAGACAGAACAATGCGATGCTGGTCAAGCTCAAGGCATGGCTCGGCAAGGACGTGAAAGTGAAGTCGGCGGTCTGCTCCGGCATCGCCGCCGTATGTGTAGTGGCGTTGGCTGTCGGAGCGGCCACCTATGCCGCCAGCGTGCATTCCGCCGCGGTCAAGGAAGCTGCCGAGACCATCGAAGCCGACAATGCCGACTATGCGAAGCTGATAGACGAATACAACAAGCTTGTGGACAAATACAATTCGCTCTCGGATGATTACGATACCGCCTCGGAGACGATAGACAAGGCGGACGGCATGAAGGCCGACATAAAGAAGATGGAGGCTACGCGGGACAATTTGCAGGCGCAAATCGAATCGTTGACCGGTCAGGTTGATAACGCCAAGAGGACCAGCGCTTCCGATGGCGTGTGGCAGGTCGGCAAGGACATCGACGCCGGCACGTATCGCGCAAACAATTCCGTGACGGACCGCTGTTACTGGGAGATCTCCGTAGGCGACGACATCGTGCAGAACGACATGCCAGGCGGCGGCTATCCGCAGGTGACGGTGAGCGATGGACAGCAGTTCAAGCTCCAGAATTGCGGCACGTTCACCAAGCAGTGACGTTCTCTTCTATTCGCCCCGCTTTTTGCGGGGCTTTTCTCATATGCGCCTAGATTGCCTTATAAGGCTTTATATTCGCTTATAAGGCTTATATTTAAGCTGGTAGGCATGGAATGCGGGCAAGCGTTGATTTTCCAGCATTCTTTTATTCAATTCAGCGCATTGTCGCTGTATGAAAGAATGAAAATTGTTACATATGTATATATGTATATTTCATGTTTGCAAGTTAGTATTTTCCACTTGCAAGGTTAATATGCACCCTTGTTTACAACACGCCATACACACATGTTTGCATGTTAGCATATAATGTGTTTCAGAACAAAAAACCTCCGCAGTGTTAACGGCACCACGGAGGTAAAACATGAAGCCTCACTCAAAGACTTCCAAAACCATTGTAACGCATGGCTTGGAGGTCGGAAATGGACCGTGAAATGGGATACCGCAACATGCTGGCAGTCGAAGAACTTGCAAGCCAAGGTAAACTCACCGTCACCCACAAGGGCGCACGCAGCTTCGACTTCGCGCAATACGCCCTGCTGAGCCGCATGGCATGGCTCACCGCCGACTGGCCGCTGGACAAAGCCGCCAAGGAAAAGCACATGCTTCCGCGCACTTACGCTTCCGGCTGGCTCAAAATCGCCATCGATTGGGGCATGACACTCCCCCAGTCAATGGACGAGCTTGTGGCGATCGGCAATGAGCCGCGCAATCCGAAGCGCGAGCAGCTGGCTTACAACCGCATCGGCAAGATCGCCAAGAAACTCGAATCCGCAGGACTCATCAAATGCCTCCGCAAGGGCAATGTTCAGCGCAAGAACAATGCCGTGTGGCTGCTGACTATCGGCACGCCGGAGGAAAACGCCGAGGTCGAAGCCTACGTGCGACAGCACATGTACCTCTGA